GCTCGCCTTCCAGCACGGTGACTGCGAGATCTTCAACGCGGTGTCGCCGATGGTTGAGAAGCCTGGGCGCTTCTGGGTGGCCTGGCGCCAGGAGGCCGAAGATGCCAGCGACTAAGTTCGTGCCGAAGAAGTCGGCCAAGTTAGTCGTCAAGCCGGCGAAGAAGGCCGTCAAGAAGCCTGCAAAGCCGGCCCCACCCAAGGCGACGCCGCGCTCCAAGCTCCCGACCAAGAAGGAGCTCGCGGCCGACCAGGCCCGGCTCGAGCAGCGAGAGATCAAAAAGCAGAAGCCACCGCCCGGCGCGTTAGACATCCCGGGTGTCGAGTTCATCCCGGCGCTGCCCGACAACTTCGACCGCAGCAAGCGCGTGCGCTCTCAACTGGAGCACATGTGGGACCTCGAGCCGGAGACCGTGATCGAGGGTAGACCTCGCACGCTCGGGCAAGCCGTTGCTCGTTCCCTCTATTGCCAGGCCTTGCGTGGAGACACGCGGGCCATCTTCGGCATTCGGGACACGCTCGGTGAGATGCCCACGCAGAAGGTGGACCAACGCAACACCTTCGTAGACGCCGCCGGCAACCCGATCACGGGCATCGAGGTGGCGTTGATCGACAACAAGCCGCGCACTTCGCGCGAGTACAACATACCACAAGACACGAGCGGAGTCAACTATGGAGACGACCAAGGCAGCACCGACGGAGACCCAGTGGCAGAGCCCGAAGCTTGAGGCGTTTGACACGCGCCACGCGCTCGAACGCCTACACCCCAACTGCACTGGCCTGCTGTTAGTCGACGCGAACGTCTCGGTCTCTCCCGACGGCATCGACCTCCCAGCATTCCCATGTCCAGTGATGATCTCCAAGCACGAGTCGCCAAAGGCAATCGCCTACTACGTGCACTTCAGCGACAACCGAGAGGTCACGCTGATTGGTACGGCCAGGAGAGCAAATGCGCAAGCTTCAGCTCTCGCTGCCGACTAAGTTCGCGCCGCTCCTCCGCAAGCGCCTACGTCGGCGCTTCAAGGTGCTGTACGGTGGCCGTGGTGGGGCCAAGTCTCACTCGGTCGCCGAGGCGCTGCTGATCGAGGGCATGGAGTCTCCGGTGCGCATCCTGTGCTGCCGCGAAGTCCAGGTGTCGATCAAGCAGTCGGTGCACCAGCTGTTAGAGGACAAGATCAAGGCCCTCGGCCTGAGTGGCTTCTACCAGGTGCTGGACCAGGAGATCCGCGGCGCAAACGGCACGTTGATCGTGTTCCGTGGCTTGAGCAACGAGACCGCTGACTCGCTCAAGTCAATCGAGGCCATCGACATCTGCTGGGTCGAAGAGGCGCAGACCATCACCGACCGCTCGCTACGCGTGTTGATCCCGACGATCATCCGCAAGCGCGGTGCCGAGATCTGGTTCACCTTCAACCCCGTGCTGGAGTCAGATCCAGTCTACAAGATGTTCGTGACTAACAAGCACCCGAAGGCGTGGGTGCAGAAGGTCGGGCTCCTCGACAACCCGTACGTCAGCGAAGACATGCTCGAAGAGTGCGAGTACGACTACATGATGGATCCAACAATGGCCTCTCACGTGTGGGGCGGTCAGACTGCACCGGCAGTCGAGGGCGCGATCTACCTCAACGAGCTCGCTCACCTGCGCGCTCGTGGTGGCGTAGTCCCGATCCCGCTCGACCCCGTGGCCCTGACTTCGGTCAGCTTCGACTTGGGCATGGGCGACCACACATCGCTCGTCATCGGTCAGCACGTCGGGTTCGAACGGCGCGTGTTGCGCGCCTACGAGAACCAAGACAAGCCCATCAGCCACTACATCGATTGGCTCAAGCAGGATCTTGGCTGGCGCATCGACCGCATCATCCTGCCGCACGACGCCAACGCGCGCTCGCTGCAGACCGGTGTCAGCATGAAGGCACAGTTGCAGACGGCCTTCCCCAACGCTGAGATCATCGTGGTCGGCCGCGACGAAGAGGGCGTGCAGCTGGGACTCGAGGAGCAGATCTCGGCCGTGCGCGACCGCTTCGGCTCCGTGTGGATCGACCCGAAGGCAGAACTCCTGCTAGAGGCCCTCAAGTGCTACAAGCGGCGCTTCGACAAGCGCATGCAGGCCTTCTGCGAGCCGCTGCACGACAAGTACAGCGACATGGCCGACAGCTTCCGCTACTTCATGATCGCTGAACCACCGCGCCGCGCCAAGGCCAAGTCCTTGAAGCCAGCACGCGTCACTACTATCCACTGAGGAGAACAGCGCATGCGCTACAATTTCAAGCAGCTTCAAGACAGACTGCAGGCATCCGAGTCGATGATGCAGGATGCATACGAAGACGTACGCGCCGACCTGGCCTTCTGGTACGGCTCGTCGCAGTGGGGTGGACAGGAGGGAGCACGCGCTGCGGCCGGTCAAACCTCCTACGTCTTCAACAACATCCCGAGCCTGACTCACCCGGTGACTAACGCCGTGCGCATGGCCCCGCCGGCGATCAAGGTGATCCCGCTTGGACCAGGCCTCACCACCGAGATCTGCTCCCGTGCTGCCTCTCGCATCAGGTTGCTCGAGGCCCAGTGCAACGCGAATGACGCGCGCATGCACGCCCTCAGCCGAGCCTGCATCGGGGGCATCGGCGGTTGGCGCACGATCCCGAAGCTCATCGACGGCAAGTGGCGCCCGGTCACCGAGCTCATCGAAGACATCACCTGCGTGTTTCCCGACCCGATGTCAAAGCGCCCGTCGTTCGACGACTCCAAGATCTGCTTCGAGAAGCGCAAGGGATCTCGTGATGCACTCCGCCGGGCCTTCAAGGATTCCGAGTGGGCCGAGCAGAACGACAAAGAGCCCGCCGGCTTCATGGACGACCAGATCGACATCACGGAGTGCTGGTACATCGACGATGGCGAGCTGGTGCGCGCGATCATCGACGGCGCGCAGCTCATTGGTGAAGAGACCTTCGGCAGCGATGCGGACGGTTGGCTCCACGCCATGCCATACAGCTTCGTCACTGGCGAGCTCTACGTGAGCGAAGACGGCACCCGGCACTACACATCGTTGGTGCGCTTCGCCAAGGCCAGCCAGATCGCCATCAACTACGCTGAGAACGCCTGGATCTCCGACATCGCGTCGGCTCCCAAGGCAAAGTACGGCGGCACCGCGGACGCCGTGGAAGACTACGAAGACGAGTGGGACACGGCGCACATGGTGCAGCGCATGGTGCTGCACGTAAAGGATCCAACCAAGCTCCAGCCGGTCGTGACGCCGGACAACAGCGCGCGTTATTCCGCGGTGTCTGCCAATCACAAGGCCTCGATGCAGCAGATCGCCGGCGTCAACTTCAACTCGGAGAAGGGCTTCGAGAACATCTCCGGCAAGAGCGCCAAGCTCCAGATCGCGCAGTCGAGCACAGCGACCTACCACTACTGCGACAGCCTCAACCGCGCGCTCGAGCACGATGGTTGGGTCTACCTCGACCAGATGCGCGTGTACGAGAACAGCGGAGAGCTCCGCGCCGTGCTGCTCGAGGACGGCTCCACGGTGGTCGACACCTACTTCGGCCCTGGTGAGCACCTGGGACGTCCCGATGTGATGCAGGTCGACTTCGCGAAGGGCGAGTTCGGCATCCAGGTGTCGACGGGACCCAGCTACGGCTCGCAGCTCGAGCAGGTGCAGGACCTCCTCACCGAGGTGATGAAGATCCCCGCGATGGCCGGGTCCGTGCCACTCCTCATGACGCTCTTCCTGCGCCGGTTGCCGATCCCCGAATCCGAGGACGTCATCCAGGCCCTGCTCATGCAGCTGCCGCCTCCCGTCCAGCAACTGCTCGCGTCGAAGGGCGACAACCGCGCCAAGCTTGCGCTCTTCATGCAGCAGCTCCAACAGGCGCAGGGTCAACTCCAGCAGCTGCAACAGCAGAACCAGCAGCTCACTGAGCAGCTCCAGCAGAACCAGGTCGTGTTGAACTCGCGTGCCCAGCAGGCACAACAGGACAACGCCGGTCGCATGGACCTCGAGCGCCTACGCGGTGAGAACGAGCGCTTGCTCGACCAGCAGCGCTTCCAGCAGAAACTCTTCTTGAGCGGCCACGAGCTGAAGGGTGACATCATCAGCACGTACGCCAAGGAGCAGTCTGGTCTGGATCCGTACCACTTTGTACAGCCCCAGATTGTCGCGCAACCGGGCATGTAAGCTCGGGTCCACTAGAAGCCACCACAAACACGGGAGACAACATGTCGACAGAAGCACCAGCCGCCGCAACCGAGAGCACCGAGAACGAAGCACCCGAGGCATCCTACGCCGAGACGCGCAACGAGCGCATGCAGGAGCGCTTTGGCAAGTCCGAGCCGGCCGTCAACGACGAGCCGGACAACGCCGACGAGTCCACGGATGATCGTTCGGCGACCCAGCCGGTCCAGAAGCCGGCCGCTCCGGTTGCACGCAAGCCCTACCAGCACGCCGTGCCGCCTGACCGCGTCGAGGCGTTGCTGCGCCAGCGCGACGAGCGCATCACCGCGCTCGAGACCGAGATCCGGCTCGCCAGCGAAGGTCGGTTGACGCCAGCGCAGGTCCGCAACGAGGCTGAACAGCGCGTCGACAGTCCCGTCCGCCCCAAGCCGGCTGATTTCCAGAAGCCTGACGGCTCGTTCGATGAAGACGGCTACATCGATGCGCTCACCGACTACAGCACGCAGAAGGCGCTGGCCAAGTTCAACGAGACCCAGCAGACACGACAGCAACAGGAGCTGGAGCAGCGTCAGCGTGAAGAGGTGCAGCGCACCGGTGCAGAGCTCTCGCGCGGCTTCCACGAGCAGGCCACGGAGCTCTACGCTGATCCTGAAATCGGCCAGGACGTGCAGGCCGCGATTGCGCACATCACCAGCAACGAAGTCGCCACGCACATCCCGCTGCCGATCCAGCACGAAATCATGCGCGCTGGGCCTGGTGTCGCCTACCTGCTCTCGCAGGACCAGCGTCTCATCGATGTGCTCCAGTCTGGCGACATCATCACCGCGACCAAGCTCATCGCCTCCGCTGAGCAGTACCTGGCGCAGCGCGTTGGCCAGGCACAGGGACAACCGGCTCCACGCCAGCAGGCTCCAACGCGCGCTCACGCAGACGATTCCAATGCGATGGGCGCGCCTCGTCAGAACAACGGGCAATACGCGCCGCGTCGTCAGCCCACCGGTCCCGTCGACATCGAGGGCACCTCGGCTGCGGGCGCTGGTTCGAGCTACGAGGCCCACCGTGAACGCCGGCTCAAGGAGCGCGGCTTGGCTTAAGACTGATCAACTCTATACAGGCGGAGCAACATAGCTCCGCGCACACTAGACACTGTACATAGACACACCTCTCTAACTCGGTTGCGCAGCCATGTTAGAGCACTTAAGCGCATCCGCCATTGCCTGACCCGGCATTGGTGAGCACAGTGGGTCACATCTCAACGCTGATGCCTAGGAGGGCGTCGGCAACAAAAACCCACGGAAGCAATGCTTCCAATCAGGAGTGTCTACAATGGCCAACAACGTAATCAGGGCACAGACCCGCATCGCCAACGACTCGTTCTTCGAATTCGAATTCGCAGGCCAGTTCCTGCAGCACGTCGACTTCCGCAACGAGGACTTCAAGCCTGCCTCCAACATCGGTGGCACCTACACCTATCGCCGGCCCGGCAAGCTGCAGACCTTCCAGTCTGCTCCCGCAGCCCGTGGCACCGCGCCATCGATCGGCACCGCGCCCACCTACGGAGCCCTCACCGAGCCGGTCTTCACGATGACCGTGGCCCGCAAGTTCCGCCAGGCCTTCGTCGTGTCGAGCGACGACCTCACCCTCGCGCTGACCTCGAAGCAGGCTGTGGCGCGTTCGGCGATGGAAGCGGCCGTGGCGCTGCGTCATCAGATCGAGCAGTACGCAGCTGGCGTTGCCATCGCGGCCTCCTCGCAGGTGATCGGCACCCCGGGAACTCCGAGCGCCGGCGACACGCTGCTCGCCAACTTCAACAAGGCCAGCTCGCTCATCTCGCGTCGTGGTCTCCGTGACAAGGGCAACCGCATCGCGATCGTGCCCAGCTACTCGGTGCAGCCTGAGCTCCTCAAGGCCGTCCGCGGGCTCTACAACCCGGCTGGCACCGTGTCGAAGGCGTTCGAGCAGGCCAAGATCGGCCGCTTCGGCAACATGGACTACTACGAGTCCTCGTTCGTGCCGGGCGACGCCGTCAACGTGGCTGGCACCCCGACCATCACGGTCACCGGCGCCTACCAGAACGCTGGTTCGGTGTGGACTCCGACCTGGAACCTGATCGTCAACAGCTCCGCCAACCTGGCTGTCCCGGCCGGCACGCTGTTCTCGCTCTCGAACTCCGGCACTGCCCTGCAGTGGGTCACCTCCGACGTGTTCACCACGTTCGGCGCGACCGCGACCTTCCGCACCGTCACCGACGTGACCCTCGACGGTTCCGGCAACGGCACCCTGGTGGTCACCGAGCCCCTCATCCCGGCAACCATCGATGCAGGTGGAACGGTCTCCAACGGCTACCAGAACGTCAACGTCGGCCCCGCCAACGGCGCCACGCTCACGCTCCTGAACGACGTGGCGACTGCCTACCCCTCGCTGGTGTTCGACCCCATGGCGATCGCCGGTGTCTCTCCCAAGATCTCGATCCCGGACAGCATCTGGTCCAAGACCGAGAACCTTGGTGGCATCAACGTCACGTTCGTCAAGAGCGCTGACCCGTACCAGTTCGCGGAGATCTACGAACTGCAGGCCATGGTCGGCTTCGCAGTCGGAATCCCCGAGGGCGTCTGCACGGTGTACTAATCCCAAACCCTGAGAGGCGGGCGGTCGAGAGGCCGTCCGCTTTTCTTGTTTCTAGACACAATCATCAACGGAGACAATCATGGCTGAAACACTCACCAACAATGGACTCGGCGTCCCCGGCTTCGACCTCTCGCAGCACATCGTCGACGACCGCACCAGCGCCAAGCCCCACGTAGACGAAGAGGGCGGCGTCACCGTCGGCGCTTTCTCGAGGCTCGCCTTCGAAAAGCAGACGCCCTACATGAATCCCAACGGCTACCACGAGTACCCCAAGTGCGTGACCTTCGGCTCCTTCAGTGGCGTCGCGAAGGACGCGGCCCATGAGGCGCAGCTCAAGGCCAAGCACGCGCCGAGCGCACCTCCCAGTGGACATGGCAACCAGAATCCCGTTCGTCCCACGGGAGCTCCAAACGCGCCACGCAACTAACCCACAAATCGACAGCACGAGGTGATGAATGTCGTTCCCAGCCTTGCCCGTAATCACAGATGCGCTGACTGTCAGTGGCTTCGCCATGTTCGGCGAGGCGCCCGAGCCTGAGGCATCGAAGCTTGCGGCTCGGCTGATCAACGACATCTTGCTTGAATGGTCCGTCAAGAGCATCTACAACCCGTACGTCTACACTGAGCGCTTCGCCAGCAACGGCACCAACGACTACCTGTTGGGCACGGTGACTGGCGGCGATACTCCAGATGCAGCTACAAATCCGGCCGCGATCAGCAGCCTGGTGCTCCAAAACGGTACTGTGACATGGCCGATCCAAGTGCTGTCGATCGTGGATTGGGAAGGAGTGATGCCGAAGAACATCCAAGGCATCACCTCTTCCGCCTTCTTTGACTTCCAGTCGACACAGTCGGAGCTCAAGCTCTGGCCGATTGCCCCAGCGGGCTACACGATCGCGCTGACTGGCATGAAGCTGATTCCGACGATCGAGAACGCGCAGGGCACTGTGCAGCTCCCGGTCTGGTACCAGGAGTTCCTGAAGTGGACCCTGGCGCAGCGCCTCATCCCGATGATGCCACCGGACATGAATGCCAACCAGAAGACGTTCGAGTACATCGAGCGCGCGATGAACACCGCTGGCTCGGCGATCAAGCGTCGCAACAGCAAGCTGCGCACGCACGCATTCGTGTCTGACTTGGCCGGTGTCGGTGGTGGGCCTCAGCGCAATGATGGCTACCTCATCTGGCCTGGACGGGCGATCTGATGCGCAGCCCAGTACCAATCCCACTTGGGAACAAGCCCTACAGCGCGGCCTACACATCGATTGGTCGCGAGCAATGCGAGAACCTGTACCTGGAGCGCTCTGGAACTGAGACCGCGAAGGCGCAGGAGTTCTACATCAAGATCCCAGGCCTGCGCCGCATGATTGAAGGCACCAGCACTAACGCATGCCGTGGCCTGCATCGTGCTGCGAGTGGCAAGATCTACGGTGTGTTCGGACAGTTCATCTATGAGATCTTGGCCGACTGGAGCCGAGTGCTCAAGGGATCCATCGGCACGTACTCTGGCACGGTTGGGCTCACCGACGATGGCCAGTACCTGCTGATCGTCGACGGGCAAGACGGTTGGACACTCAAGTTCGACGACTCGACGCTGACGCGCATCGACCCGAACCACGCCGGCAACGAGGGCTTCCCACGTGGAGCCACTCACTGCGTCTGTTTGGACACGTACTTCTTGGTGAACAACCCGAACACCAACGACTACGCGTGGAGCAATGCGAGCTACAGCCTGATGACGACTGGTGGCACGACTACCGACGCCACGCCTGACAACGCCGGCTATTGGAATGGCCTCAACACCGCCAGCAAGATCGCACACCCCGACAACATCATGGCGATCGCCGATTGCAACAACATGGTGTGGCTCCTGGGCCAATCTTCGATTGAGGTGCACTACGACACCGGCAACTACCCAGGTGTCTGGGCCAGGTACGAGGGTGCGATCATCGAGGTCGGGTGTTCGGCGCGCTACAGCGTCAAGAAGTACCTCAACAACCTGTATTGGCTCGGCTCCGACGCGAGCGGCACGGTCGGCGTGTTCACCAACAACGGATTCCAGCCTCAGCGCATCTCGGTGCGTGGCATCGAGCAGATCATCCAGTCGATGTCCGACTACACGGACGCGATCGGCATGACCTGGGCTGAGAACGGGCACGCCTTCTACCTGCTGCACTTCCCGACTGGTGATCGCACACTCGTGTACGACATCCAGACTGGGATCTGGCACGAGCGCACGTACCTCTACCGCGAGGACGGCACCACACACCGGTGGAAGGGCACCTACTGCGCCTACGGCAACAGCAACGTGTGCTTCGGCGACAGCAACACAGACGCCGTCTACGTGAGCGACCAGGAGTACTACGTCAACGACGACGCAACTGGCACTAACGTCAACTACATCAAGTGCGTCAAGACCACTCCGATTGGATTCCAGTCGGGCCGCCTGGTGCGCTACCTCTCGATCCAACCGATGTTGAGCCAGGGCATGGGCCTCGCGGCGAACACCGAGTGGGGAGTCGGGTACGATCCGAAGATCATCATCAGTTGCAGCAACGACAGCGGCAACACCTGGACGCAGGGACGCCAAGTGAGCACTGGCCAGCGTGGCAACTATGACTACCGCTCGCGCCTCACGACCTGGGGCGCCGCGCGCAACCGAGTCTGGAAGCTGACCTTCACCGAGCCCACGCGGCTTGTGATCGTTGGTCTCCTGGCTGAACTCCGAGTGCTGGGGTGCTGAGATGAGCAAAGCAGTAGCCCCAATGCCGGTGCAGAGCTCGATCGTCGACTCCATGCGCTTGACACTCGCCTGGGAACGCTGGCTCAAGACGGTCTCGGACTTCGCCGTAGACGCCGGTCGCGTGCAGGTGAATGGTGGCCTCTCGTACGTGCTCGTCGGGACACTCGTCCACGCCGAGTACAACGGCGCAGGCGGAGTCACCGTTACGCTACCGAGCGCTCCGATCGGCGCCCTGTGGGTCGACGCGCTAGTTGGCAACACCTGGACCAAGATCCAGGCCGTCGACGGTCAAATCAAGTTGCCGACTGCCGCAACTGTACACTTCTCCACAACATACATCACAAACGTCAAGAACTGAGAGGTGTGACAATGGCTGGATATGGATCAGTCGTAGCCGGGGCAGGAGGCTTGGTCGGTGGCCTGCTGGCCAATTCGATGATGGGCGACGCCGCTGCGGCTGCGAACAAGCAGTACTCGCAGGGTCGCAACTATCTCACCGATTCGAACAACCAACAGCGCGCTGACTTCCAGCCCTACATGCAGGCTGGGACTAACGCGCTTGGCCAGTACCAGAACACGCTCGCGGCTGGGTCTGGAGCGGTCAACCCGACGCAGAGTCAAGACTTCAACTTCGACACCTTCAAGAGCCCCGCCGCGCAGTACCGCATCGACCAGGCGAACGCCGGCATCAACGCGTCTGCACTCGCCAAGGGCAACGTCGGTGGTGGTCTCGCTAAGGCACTCGCCTCAAACAGCCAGAACATGGCCAGCGAAGAGTACGCGAACGCCTTCAACCAGTACCTGCAGAAGAACCAGCAGGACTTTGGCCAGCAGCAACAGCTGTGGAACAACGCCAACCAAAACTGGCAGACGCAGCTCGGCGGCTACCAGAACCTGATGGGACAGGGCTTGAATGCCACGTCCACGACCGGCAGCCTCGCGAACAACTACGCAAACGCCTACAACAACAACCTGATGAATCAGGCCCAGATGAACTACGGCGCTGCGGCTGATCGCGCTGGGGCCCTCACCGGTGGTTTGAACGCTTTCACCAGCGGCATCAGCACTCTGCCGATGTTCGCGTAAGGAGATCGACATGGCTTTCGGAGAATACTTCAACGCGATGTCGAGCTTCCCAGCCACTGCGAAGACGGCGGCTGAGTTGCGTGATCAGAACTACCGCTACGCGCAGGCGCGCGCCCAGGGCCGTGCTTACCGTGGTTCGGTCGACCCGAAGACCGGCAAGCCCATCGGCACGGCCTACATCCAACAGCTGATCAGCGAGGGCGTCGATGTCGACCCAGCCCTCGCGCAGGCCGCTCGCATGGCCGACATCTACAAGCAGGGATCCGAGGCCGCGCAGTCTGGCATCGGCATGGAGTCTACCGGCGCAAACCCGCGCCGCACGATCCTGGCGGCGCCTGACGAGATCCAAGCCGCGCAGACACGCCTGGACCAGCCTGGGTTCTTTGGTCGGATGTTCGGCAAGGCGAAGCCTGCGGCAGCGCAGCCACAAGCCGCGGCGCCACAGGCAGAGCCACTCCGCGGCACTACCGATGAGAGCGGTGTATCGACAAACCACGACTACGACTTCTTGGGTGCACCCAGTGCTGCTCAGGCTCCAGTCGCACCGAAGCCATCGTCCTCTGGTCCTTCCGACATCGACGCCCATGCTGAGTCATCGTCCACCCGAGGCAGCGAGAATACTGGTGTCGCCACCAAGCCTGCCGCAGAAGAGGCACCGATTCCAGCAGTCTCCGCTACTCCAGGTTCTGATCGAGATCTTGGCTCGCTTGGCTCGACGCGCCTCACGGCCCCAGAGATGGGCCGGTTGCCCGAGATCAACGTCGAGTCGAGCGCAGCATCTAACCCACCAGTCGACGACTACTTCTCGTCGATGTTGAGGGATGTGAGCCTGCAGGGGGCACAAGGTGCTGGTGGATCTTCGACAACTGCAGCGCCGGATGCTGGATTGTTCGCATGGAATCCACAGAACGACGGATCCAATGCCTACATGCAGTACCGAGACGCGCTCGACTCACAGCTCAAGGCAAATGGCTTTGACTCGCCGTCCACGTACCTCAAGAGTGTGTACGACAGTGCACTGCAAAGCAACATGCCTCCGCGTCCAAGTCCAGTGTTGCGCTCGATTGCTCCTGGTGAATACTACAAGGCCCAGGCCGCGTATGAGTCTGGGGTGCAACAGGCGCAAGGCAAGGCCCAGCAGGCGGTAGTCGAAGCGCGCGCCAAGCTGTCCGACTTTGCGAAGCAGTTCGGAGCAAACGTTGTCGACCAGCGTAAGACCGAGCTCAACTCGTCCATGGTGCTGCGCGATCCGAGCAAGCGCGCTGAGGCTGCCTCGTTGATCACCAACGGCAAGAACATCGACTATGTCAAGCGCGACCTCGCAGACGCCGGCAATGACATCGCGCGGTTGCAACTCGTTGCTCCCGCGGTGATTCGCACGTACGTGACTGCTCTCAATCCTGGACAGCAGCTTAGCGAAGGCAACCTGAAGGAAGCTGGCCTGATGCTGTTCCCTGAGTTCGGCAACAGCGAGCAGATGATGACTCAGCTCGCAGCTGGCATCCTCTTGTCGTTCAAGGGCGACAACTCTATACTGAAGTCGTTCGCGGCTCGAGCAGAGCAGATGGGCGGCGCTCCGTTGTCTGCTAGGTTGCAGCGTATGGCAGAGCACGCCGAGAGCCTGAATCGTCAGACACTCGCGTCGTATGTCACTGGAGCAACTCAACAGCCTGTCGAGAGTCCTGCTCCCGTTGCGGCGCCGAATGCTGCCGCGCTACAAGCTGTCGGCGTTGACTCTACGCGTGCTGCCGCTGCGCCAGTGAAGCCCAAGACACTTCAACCAAAGCCGAAGCCAGCGCGTCACGCTGGGCCGAAGGTCGGAGACATCAAGAATCTTCCTGATGGTCGCAGGCTGCGATACGTTGGTCCTCAAGGATGGGAGCTACTATAATGGCTAAGGCATACTACGACGAAAACGGCAACCCGATTGTCCAGCAGTCGAAGGTCTTCTACGACAGCAACGGCAATCCGATCTTGGCACCTGCATCGGTCCAGGCACCTGCTCGTGCAAGCGTGCAGGCGCCCGTGGCTCCACAGCGCACCGGCTCGCCTGCAGTGGACTTCTTCCTGTCTGGTCGGCGCTCTGTTGGGCGTCCGACTAGTGGAAGTGACATGGAGCTCGCAGAGGCCCTGCTTCCACGTGCTTCGAAGGCCTACTACGACGATCCAAGCGCCTTTGGCCGCCGTGCTACTGGCGCAGTGCTCGACGTTGCATCTTTTCCTGGCCGTGTAGCTTCTGCGGTGTTCGCGCCGACAGACACGACAAAGACATTCAGGGAACAGGTGGCAAACACCGGTTCACCCGAGAACGTCAGCCCAGTTCGTCGTGTTGCGCACGAAGTCATCACCGACCCAGCGAATGCGTTCCTGGTCGGCGAAGTGCCGCTCGGTGCAAAGGCATTGAGCCTGCTTGGACGCGCTGCGTCCAAGGCTCCTGGCGGTGCTCGTATGGTCGAGGCCCTTGCCACGCTGGCCTCGAAGCCTGGCACTGCCATGCGTGTTGCTCGCTCCGCTGGTCGCGGTGTGCGCGACATTGGACTGCCGATCGGCGCAGTGACTGCCGCGTCTGACTACGCAAATGGCGAGGACGTTGGCAACGCAATGCTCTCTGGTCTTGAGAGTGGCGCGCTTGCGTCCTCGTTTGGACCCGCTGCAGACGCTACTCGCGTCGCTGGTCGAGCTGTTGCTGGATCGCGTCCCGTGCAAGCAGTCGTCGCAAAGCTCAAGGGCCTACCCAATCCGCTCTACCAAGATCCTGGTATTGCGGTCGACGTGGCAAAGGCTGAAGGTCGCCCGTTGAGCTACACTGGAGTGCGCACTGCGCAGACTCTCGGTGAAGCCGCGAGTGACTTCGCAAACAGTGACGCATTCCAGTTCCTGCGTGAACCGGCCTTTACGGCTGCGAAGAAGCTGCTGCGCGAGCAAGTCAAGCCAGCGCCTGCCGCAAAGAAGGGCATGGAGGTTGAAGACTTCATCGCAGCCCTTAACACGCCTGGCATGTTCGACGAGCTCACGCGCTATCGTGACATCGTTGGTGGCGTCGGTGGATTCGGCAAGCGCAACCTCGGTCGCATCGATGAGATGAACAAGAAGACCTGGGGTCCGCTCTTCAACCGCTACGAAGACCTGCGCAAGAACTACAACGAAGCGCTGAAGGCCACAGACTACTGGGATACGCCTGAACTGCGCGGACTCTACGAGTACCTCGGCAGCAAGGTTCCTGACGACATGGCCAAGCAACTCGGCAATGTTTCATCAGAAGAAGTCGGTCGACGCGCGATCCAACTTTTCGATGAGACTGCGCGCAACCGCGATTTCGGTGGTGATCCGCATAAGCTTGCTAGTGCATTGCGTGATCAGATTAGAATCTACGGTACTCCAGCTGACGCT